GTGTATTCTGACAGAGGTTACACTTGGCGATATGTACCTAACGAAAAGATTAGTGGTCTTAAACTTGAGAAAGTAATCAATCCTGAAGAAAAAATAAAATGAAAAATGTTGAGCATGAAGTTCAGAAAGCTATCTGTGATTACCTAGACATTAGACGTATATGTTATTGGGCAGTTCCGAATGGAGGCAAACGAAACAAGTTAGAGGCAAAGAGATTAAAGGCAGAGGGTGTTCGTTCAGGAGTTCCTGATATAACTATAGTGCATGAGGGTCAGTATTATGGATTAGAGGTGAAGCGACCCAAGACCTTAGTTCCGAAAGGTTATCTAAGCAAGAACCAGAAAGAGATGATTGAAAAGATAGAAGAACATGGTGGTGAAGTGAAGGTGGTTTATTCTGTACAGGACACCATTGAAGCATTCATTGATTGGGAGATAGGTGTCTAAGATTACTGAGAGTGCAAGAGATGAAGCGTGTACATTACGACTAGACAAGTGCAATGGTTTCGAGGGAGTAGTTTTCGCACATAAAAATGGTGGTCGTTCAGGAATGGGACAGAAGTATCTCGATAAAGATGGAAAGGATGTAGGGTTCTATGCATGTCATTATTGTCATGCAACGTATGATGGTCAGATTCCACATCCATACTATAAGATAAAATTTTTGATGGAGATGGCAGAGTTCGCTATCAGGGAGACAGATAAAAAATTAGTAAAGAAAGGATTGAAATGAAACGAATGCTACAACGACACAAACCTAAAGCTCACATACTAGAGAACATGACTCGTGGAGTATTCAAGGAGACTGAGTGTGATGAGGTTGTCGTGGAGATGAAACCCAACACAGACTCACGTTCAATGAAACAAAATAAACTCTATTGGAAATGGCTGAAGGTATTCGAGGAGACAGGCAACACTAAAGATGCCATGCACAATTACCTACGAGAGATGTATCTTGGTTGTGAGTTCGAGAAGGTCAGAGGTCATACGGTTAAGGTTATTCCCTCGACCACAACGCTTGGAGTGAAAGAATTTTCAGAGTATTTATTGAAGATTGACATACTTGCTCAAGAGATGGGATTGATTTTACCTAGACCTGAAGACCTATATTATGATAGTATTGGCAGAAAATCAGGAGAGCAAGAGAATGGCTGATGACAAATCATTACAATTAGACCTTGAGACATTGCCAACTAAATACATAGCATTGTGTGAGTTCACAGCTCAGTTGATGGATAGTAGTGCAAAGGATATAGACAGCCAAGTCGAGTTGTTCATCAAGCTTACGAACTTCGAGACAGAGTTAAAACCAGAAGAGGAGGTACATCTAAATGGATAAGAAACTTGATGACTGCACACCACTTGAACTACATCACGAGGTACGCAACATAGATTGCACGTTGGATAGGGCAAAGACTATTTGGAATTATGCAAACATGGTCAGTCGAGAACAGATATTTGAAGGTGATGGTGGTCTTGCTTGGTTTAAGTTAGCAGAAGCAATAGAAGATTCGTTTGAAGATTACCCTTGGAGTAAAGAAGTGTGGAAGTATAGTGATGGCTAGACCAAGTATATATTCAGACAAGTTAGCAGACAAAATGCTAGAGGAGATAGCTTCAGGTAGAAGTGTGATAAGTATGTGTAGAGAAGAGGATTGGACTCCGAATGCAGACACTTGGTATCGATGGTTATATAAGATAGAAGGATTATCCGATAGATACGCACGGGCGAAAGCTCATCAGAGCGAGAGAGAGGCAGACATAATTCTAGACATCGCAGACAATGCAACGAACACAGACTATCAGGTTGCACGATTGAGAGTTGATGCAAGGAAATGGATAGCATCTAAACTCTTACCAAATAAGTATGGAGACAAACAAAACATAGACCACACCAGTTCAGATGAGAGCATGAAGCCAACCATTATTGAATTGGTTGCAAAGGTCAATGAAAAAGACTAGAGCTGAGATAGAGCTACCACCTAAACTCGTACCCATATTTGAAGGGAAAAGTAGGTATAGATGTGCCTATGGAGGACGTGGGAGTGGCAAGACCAGAAGCTTTGCATTGATGACAGCAGTTAAAGGTTATCAGCTTGGGATGTCTGGCATGAGGGGACAGATACTATGTGCTAGAGAGTTTATGAACTCATTAGGTGAGTCTTCATTTGAGGAGATAAAGATAGCTATTCAATCAATCCCTTGGCTAAATGATTACTACGAGTGTGGAGAGAAGTTTATACGCTCTAAGGATGGCAATATCACATACACCTTCTCAGGACTTAGACGTTCATTAGACTCCATCAAGTCCAAGGCTCGTATCCTATTAGCTTGGGTCGATGAGGCTGAGGCATTATCATCGAGAGCTTATGATGTATTGATTCCTACCATCCGAGAGGTAGACAGCGAACTGTGGGTTACATGGAATCCTGAGAGTAAATACTCAGCTACCCATGAGAGATTCCGACTACAACCACCAGAGAATTCTCGTATTGTTGAATTAAATTATAATGATAATCCATTTTTCCCAGATGTCTTGGAGATGACCAGACTAGAGGACAAAGAGAAAAGAATCGAGACTTACTCTCACATCTGGCTCGGAGACTTCCTAATCTATACGGAGGGAAGTTATTTTGGATTAGAGATGAGACGAATCAAAGACCAAGGTAGAATCTGTGACGTAGCATACGATAGAGGTAAAGGAGTTGTAACAGCTTGGGACTTGGGCATAGGTGATTCAACAGCTATATGGTTTGCACAGTTTATTGGGACAGAGGTACACCTGATTGACTACTATGAGACTTCTGGTGTCGGGCTTGAGCATTATGTAAAAGTCCTTCAGGATAAAGAATATGTCTATGACCAACATATCTTCCCACATGATGTCAGGGTCAGGGAGTTAGGTAGTGGCAAGAGTCGTATTGAAATACTGGAGAGCTTAGGAATCAGGGATATAGACATTGCACCTGACCTACTAGTCGATGATGGTATCCAACAAGTCAGGACATTACTGGACAGATGTTACTTCGATGAGAAGAAATGCGAGAAGGGAATTGACTGTCTGTTAAACTACTCAAGAAGTTGGGATGACAATGGTAAGGTATGGAGAATGAAGCCTAACCATAATTGGGCATCTCATGGAGCAGATGCTATGAGGTATCTTGCTGTCGGATATAGTCTGGTGGATTCCAACTGGGACAAACCACTAAGACGTAATCTCAAAGGAGTTGTATGAGCTTTCTATGGGACATGTGGGATATGATTGGCTACAAAGGTAGTGAAACCAAAGAGGTTGTAGGTGGCTTACTAGGTAATGTTGCAGATACAACAGGTAATGTTGCAGGTAGTATTTGGGATTCCATGTCTACAGTTGACCCTGAAAAACGTGCCAGAATAGAAGCTAATAAAGAAGCTCTTAAACAACGTAGACTTCAAGGTGATGAGTTTGGTAATACTCCAAATGCTTGGTTATATAATTCAGAGTTCTCAGATGACCCAAACAAATTCTCACGATTCTTTAAGAACATAGTGCCAAATACAGCATCGTTATACACAGAAGGTTCTGACATGCTACAGATACCACAAGATGTTATTAAACCTGTAGGAGAGTTAGTGGTAGGTGGTGTGCTTAATTTGTCACCAATAGGTGGATTGCTTAGTGAGGATGTTGGTGTTGAGCAACGTGAGATGGCTAATCAGTTTGCCATTATGGTCAAGGACAATTTCAAAGATTGGGAGAGCATATCTAACATGATAGCTAATAGACCACTTGATGCTATGGGAATTATGATTGGTGCAGGATATGGTGCTAAAAGAATAGCTGACCTTGCTTCTAACCCTGCAATCAAAGAATCAGTAAGAAATACATTACGGAACATGCCTGACCCTGCTGATGTAATGGGTAACGCTCCATTGGTTGGACAGTTCTTTCCTAACACAAAGATTCCTATAATTAGTTGGCATGGCAATCCATACGGACAGAAGTACATGCAGTTTGATTTCGATAAGATTGGCGAGGGCATGGGTGTTCAAAGACAAGCTTGGGGAATGAATATCTCTGCACAGGAAGCAACAGGTGTAAGTTTTGCAGGTCAGGTAGACCCTGCTTTGTCAACAATATACAGACACAAACTAGATAACGATTACCTATCACCAATAGAAAGAGAGGTTTGGGGACAAGCTGAACTTGGTATTAGACCAGAGGTTGTTGAAAAACGTGTAATAGAAAAATTCCATCCACCTACGGAGTTCAATAAGAATCTAGCCATCCCTGTAGCTACTAAAGCTGAAATTGAGAAAGTTATGATGCAGTTTGAAGCATACCACGAGAACTCTATGGCTCAAGTGTACAAACTAGACCTCCATGATGACAAAGTTAAGTTAATGATAAATGAGCTTAAACCTATGTCTCAGCAACCTTTGAACGTACAGAAGATAATGAAAGAGCAAAAGGCTGATGGGTGGGATATAAATTCCGAGACAACAGGAAGGGAGTTCTATGACATGTTGTCTGAATACTTTGTTGAACAAACTGGTGGTGAAGGAGCTAGAAAAATGGCATCACTATACCTACTTGAAAACGGAATACCGGGTATGCAGTACCTTGATGACGTAACCAGAACTGATTGGAAAGTTACTGAAGGATTACTGGCACAACAAGGAGAACCTAAATATAGCTATACTGTGTTTGATAATAGCTCTCACACAATGCTAACTCGACAAGGTCAGGATATATATAAAGATGCAATGATTGCTCAACATGCTTTGTCTGAAGAAGCGTTATTAAAACATTTAGAAGCTACTGGAGTACCAATGCCTTCTATAGCAACTACTAAAGCTGATAAACCACTACAAGGTTTTGGTGAAATAACATTAGTATCTGACCCATCAATGATTACACCAAGTGGGAAGACTAAGACCTATCCAGTTGATATGTACTCAGGTAGAGCACCAAAGGATGACTTAGTGTATAAAGATTTAGATGCTGTGTTAAATTCAATAGACCCTGAAGAACTAAGATTTCATGCAAACGTCAACCCTATTACTGACCCTGAAGCGATGACTAAGTACAACACAAAAATGAACAAAGGAAAATTGTTGGAAGGTAAAGTTAGAGGCAACCTCAAACAACTTTCTCCGGGCATATTAGAAAAACAAATGAAACAAGTGCAACTCGCAATTGATAAAGGTTATGACCCATATCAATACCCTACTTACAGAAAGGCAATGTATGAAATTGATGAACTACGAAGAAAAGAAGGCTTATGGGCGATGGAAAAATACTCAACAACATACTATCCAAAATCTGGATTGTTAGGTGAAACTCTCAGAACAATGACTAACCCTAAAGGTGCGTATACTGAATTAGGTAACAGAAGAGCCGATGTTCCATATAGTGCTGAAACTGCATTAAAGGTAATGAGACGTAACAAAGCTTACCAACCGGGTTCTGAAGGGTATCAAGCATTAAACCAAACTATTGCATTAGCTTCAACACCATTTAAAAACTTAGATGAGATAAAAAAGAGTCGAGGTTTATTAGAAGATAAAAAAGGTTATTCAGAAGGTGATGCAACAGAACTATTTGAAGCAGACCTTGACGCTGTGAAAGAGAAACTTAATAAACTTGGAGGTGCACCTTGGAATAGGGAAGCAGTTAATACAGGATACCGAGACGACCTAATAGACATGGTGTTGCTTAGTGGCAGACTTACATCAGAGGATATAGCTCGACTGAAATACACTCCTGACGAAGCCAAAGAAGCTGTAAAAATAATTCTAAGTTTAAAAGAGAAAGGTAAACAATTACACTCTGAACAATGGGTAAAAGAAAACCCTGAAATGGCTGAATTAACAACAACCTCAGGTCAATTATCAACAGAGTATTTTGAGTCTAAACCTAATCGAATAGTAGACATAGGTGAATTTAAAGGAGCTATTGTTCCGAAAGAGATACCTAAGTATTTAGAAAAACTTTTAAAGAATGCAGGTATAAAGAAAATATTAAAATATGGTTCAGAGAAAGAACGTATAGAATTGTTCAAGAAGTTCCCTGAATTGATGTTTGCAGGAATGGCAATTCCTACTGCTGGACTACTAGCTACCCAAGAGACTGAGCAAGGAAAACTTCGTGGTGGCTTATTAAAATGATATACTTACGCAAAATGAGGAGAGTGACATGGCAAAAACGCTAGAAGAATTTTTAAAGGAAATAGGTTCAGGTATAGGAGGTGGTGGAGCTGTTCAAGGCTTATTGGCTCAATTAGGAATAGGCAAACGTGGACTTGATACTCCTGCTGAAAGAGATTATCTATCTGGAGTTATGGATACAGCTAATATAGGATACGAAAAGACAGGTGGTGAGCTGAATACAGGTGGTATTATGGATGGTGTAGGTGCTAGAGGCATGGATACTCCTGCTGAATCTGCATTCATGGAGAAGATGCAATGGCTTCAGAACAATCCTGACGCAACACAACAAGAACTACAGCTTCTAGGAATAGGTGATAGAGCCTTGGGTAGTGGACAAGAAAGTGCCTTTTTAGAAAAGACTATGAGTGGTGGTGGAGTAAATATGTTTGCTCCCCAAGAAGAATATAGTAGTCAGGTATTGAAGGTGATGACTCAGAGAGCAATTGAGGCAGGTCTGACGCCGGGGACACCTGAATTTTCCCAATTTGTAATGACTTTAGGTAGAGGTGGTGCTGAAGGTGCAGGTGACTATACATTCGGTGTAGATGGACAGACAGAGTCGTATGGTTTCGATTCTCGACCAACAGCAGAAGCAATAAAACAAATGAGAATAGACCAAGGCATTACTGCTGACGTTGGAACAAGAGGTATGAACCCAGCTACTGAACAAGCTTTCCTACAGAAAGTTATGCAACTTGACCCTCCACAGCAAAGTACAGTAATGCAAGTTCTGTCAGGTATGACTGAAGCAGAAAAAGATGATTTTAAAATGCAAGTTATAACAGGAACAGTCCCACTCGAAGGATATGAAGTTCAAAACTCATTCGGAGGATATGGCGAATCGACTCCAAACTATGGTGGTAGTGCCAACAGACAGCAAATGCTCCAATATAATA